TCAGAAGTTAATATCGCAGATAATTATGAGACATCTTATAAATAATAAAAACAGGAGTCTATAATGGCAACACCAACTGCACATAAAGATGCACAAGGCCAAAATGATATTGATCGTAATGCACGGCAATATACGGACTTGGACCTTTTCTTTGGCTCTAAGACAGTATCTAAAGATATTAACAAGGTAACTGATATTCAAGCAGTCAAGCGTTCTATTCGCAATCTTGTGTTGACTAACCATTATGAAAAACCTTTTCATCCAGAGATTGGTTCTGGTGTAAGAGATATGCTGTTTGAGCCGATGACTCCTTTGACAGCACATATTCTTACAAGAAAGATAGAAGATGTTATTGAAAATTTTGAGCCCAGAGCTAGACTGATATCTGTTCGGGCCCAACCAAATTTAGATCGTAATGAATATGAGTGTACAGTAACATTTTATGTTGTAAATACACCAACCGAATTAGTAGACCTAACGGTATTTCTAGAGAGATTACGATAATGGCAGTAAATGATAAAAGATTAACAGTTACAGAATTTGACTTTGACGATGTTAAAGACAATCTGAAAATTTTCCTCAAAGGGCAAACAGAATTTAAAGACTACGATTTTGAAGGTTCCGGTATGAGCGCCCTTCTAGATGTTCTTTCATACAACACTCATTACCTTGGGTTCAATGCTAACATGCTTGCTAATGAAATGTTTTTGGATAGTGCATCATTACGTTCTAGTATAGTTTCTCATGCCAAAACTTTAGGTTATGTTCCTGCTTCTGCTCGAGCTTCTGTAGCTACAGTTGATGTAAATTTAAATACTACATCATTAACTTCTGCTACTATGCCAGCTGGTACAGTTTTTACAACTTCTAATGATGGTACAGATTTTCAATTTGTTACATCTGATGATGCAACGGCATCTACCATTGGTAATATTATTCCTTTATTGAATGTTAAGATTTATGAAGGCACTTTTATTTCAACAAGATATACCGTTGATTCAGCTGATGTCGATCAAAGATTCCTTTTAACAGATAATAGAGCAGATATAACTACATTGACTGTCAAGATTCAAACTTCAGCATCTAATACCTATACTGCAACATATACTGAAGCAACAGACATAACTCAAGTTTCAGCTACAAGCAATGTTTATTTTATTCAAGAAGTTGAAGCCGGTAAGTTTGAAGTTTACTTCGGTGATGGAATTGTTGGTAATGCATTGGACGATGGAAATATTGTTATACTTACATATGTGGTTAGTAATAAAGCTGCTGCCAACGGCGCGGCTATATTTACAAATTCCGCCGCGATTGCTACTGTGACAGATGTAGCAGTAGCTACAGTTACATCTGCTAATTCTGGTTCCGAAGCAGAATCACTATCATCAATAAAATATAATGCTCCGCTTGATTATGCATCTCAAGGTCGATGTGTTACTGCTGAAGATTATAAAGTGTTTACAAAAAAATTATATGCAAACACTCAAGCAGTACAGGTGTTTGGTGGAGAGAGTGGATCATTCGATACAAGTCTTGGTGTAGTATCTACGCCAGAGTATGGTAAGGTTTTTATATCAATCAAATCAACAACTGGGCTTAATTTAACAACAAGTGAAAAAACACAACTTGTTAAAGATTTTGCACCGTACACTATTGCATCCACTACACCTGTTATTGTTGATCCATCAATAACTTTTTTAATTTTGAATTCAGTATTTAAATATGATTCAAGTGCAACAACAGAAACTTCTGATTCATTAAAAACTTCAGTTATAAGTACTCTACAAAATTTTAATGATAATAATCTTGAACAATTTGAAGGAATGTATAGACACTCAAAAGTTGCTGGGTTGATTGATAACACTGATACATCAATTACCAGTAATGTTACAACTGTTCGCATGTCTAAGAAATTTACTCCTACTCTTAATGCATCGACTTTATACACTATTAATTTTGACAATACTTTTTATAATCCAATACGACATCGTGATACTTTTACATATTCAGAAGCACATGCTAAAACTTTGGCTGGTGTAGTTTCTTCTTCAGGATTTAAAATTAGTGGTGATGCCACAAATGAAATGTTTTTTGATGATGACGGTACGGGCACTTTAAGAATATATTATATTAGTGCTGGTGAAAGAATTTATCAAAGCTTTTCAGCGGGTACAGTAGATTATGAAAATGGAACTATAACTACTACTGGTGTTAATATAACTACAGTTAGTACTGTGGATGGCGTAGCATCAACTCAGATTAGAATAATTGCAATTCCAGATTCAAATGATATTGTTCCAAAACGAAATCAAGTATTAGAAATTGATTTTGTTAATCTTACTGTAACAGGTGAAGTAGATACAGTTGCAACAGGCGACAGTAATGCTGGTACATCATATAATGCTTCACCATCACAGGTTCCACTAGGATAGAGTTGATAGAAAATGGCTGTTTACGATAATCCACCAACGGGAAAATTAAATACTAAAATAAGCCCTCTTATTGATGGCCAACTGCCTGATTTTATTCAGTCAGATCATCCTGTATTTTCTCGTTTTCTAAAACATTATTATCAATATCTTGAAGCGGGTGAGCTACAATTAACAGTAACTATTGATAAACTTCTATTAAACTTAGAGAGCAATTCTTACGCATTAGATGTTGATGGTAACAAAATTGTTTTGGAAGATGGTGCTGGTACTTCTGGTAAATTTACGGTAGGAGATATAATTACTGGTACTACTTCAAAAGCAACAGCAACAGTTCTTGTAGATAATTTAGATAATGCAACTGCGCCAAGAATTTTTATTACATCTCAACAGAAATTTGTTACGGGTGAAATTGTAACAGGAGCTATTAGTGGTAGTGGTACTATAGTAAGTTATCGTGCCAATCCTATTCAGACCATTCAACAGTTGTTGGACTATGCTGATATTGATAACACCCTTTATGATTTCCTTGATAATTTCCGTGATGAGTTTATGAATGCAATACCTCTTACACTAACAGACGGTGCTAGTAAGAGAAGGCTTCTAAAAAATATTCGAGAGTTGTATCGGGCCAAAGGAACATCCGAAGGTCATAAGATTTTCATGAGATTGCTTCTTGGTGAAGACCCAGAAATTTTATATCCAAACAAATATATGATGCGGGTTTCAGATGGTAACTGGGCCAACCAAACAATCATGAGAGTTTCGCCGGGTGCTAATTCTGTTGCATCTGAAGTTGTTGGAACTTTGATAACTGGCGATACCTCTGGGGCAACGGCTGTCATTGCTAGTGCAGTCGAGTTTGTGGAAGGCAATACTTTAATAGTAGAGTTTGAATTGAATCCTGATTCGTTAGACAGTCGTTTTGATTTTGTTGAAGGTGAAGATGTTGTTGCGACATCTACAGTTCAAGATGTTCTTATGGCATTTACGGTAAGAAATATAGTAAGTGAAGCCATTGTTACAAACAGAGGTGCATTGTACAAAGTTGGTGATCCACTTGTTATGGATACGAACACTAATATTGGTAATGGTTTAGCTGAAGCAAAAATTGATAATATAAATCAGGGTGTAGTAAGTGGAGTATCTATTGACGATATTGGGTCTGCATATCAAGTTGGAGATGTTTTAACTTTTACGACAACAGACTCAAATACTATCTCCCCTGCTGGATTTGTTTCTATTGTTGATGGTTCTATAGCATTGAATGGCACTAGTGTTTATTATACAGATAATAATTCTAGACGTATAGATGAAGATGATTTTATCATTCTAGAAGAAAATACAAATAGACATCTAGAATTTTTTGAGATTGAACTTGAATTACATACCACTGGCAGTTCCGGCCAAAGTCTTCTTTTAAATGGAACTGATTCTTCGTCAACAAATGCTGGTCATAAGATTGGTATGCAATGGTCTATATATCAGAATAGTCCAGACACTTATGGTACAGCTGCTGATCGTTGGGTTCTAGAAGAACAAACAGCTGTTGATCTTAGTTATACCAGCGGAACAATTTCAAAAGTACATTTAAAATCTAAGGGCGGTGGATTTTTAACTATTCCCACTGTTGCTGTAACTGGATCAGTGTCGGGTACTGGATCAGCTCTTCTTGCGAC